TTCCAGTATACAGAGTCAAAGGGTGTAGAGGTCTTTACTAGAGGACAAGTTACCCTACTAAATAGCACTGCTAGTTTTAACTCAGGAGCCGCAGCACCGCAACTTATAGGTGTTAATGATGGCACTAATGATTGTATTATAATCACAGACGGTACTGCAATAAAGAAGATTACATCTGCTGCTTCATCTTCTACCTATACACAAACAGGAACAGCATCAACCATCTTTAGTGTTACAACCAATGGTAAGCAGTACTTCTTTATCAATGGTACCGATATTCATAGAGGTAACCTTGCTGGTACAACCAGTGATACCGAAATTTATGATGCAGCCAGTACAACTCGTGGCACTATTCGCTATGTTAAGCAACGTCTTATTGCTGCTATTAACAACAGTATCTATGAGTTAGATCCTAACAACGCCTCTGGCGCTCTACCTACTGCTTTATTTACTCATCCTAATACCTCTTGGGTATGGTCATCTATATCAGAGGGACCTAATGCTATCTATGTATCAGGATATGATCCTAACGGAACATCCTCATCTGTCTTTAAAATTTTACTAGATGTAACAACTGCTACCACATTGGGCTTTCCAGCCCTTGAAACACCTACAGTTATTATTGATCTACCAGATGGTGAGCGCATCAATGACTTTGATGTATACCTTGGCTTATATGCAGTCCTTGCAACTAGTAAAGGATTTAGAGTAGGCATATCAGATGCCACTGGTAGCATCCAGTATGGTCCTTTACTATTTGACCAAGCTGGCTGTAACTCAATAGCATTTAGAGATCGCTTTGCTTATATTGCAACCACTATTGATAGTGAGGCAGGGTTACTAAAGGTAGATCTATCTACAACTGTGATAGCTAATAGCCTAGTATTTCCTTGGGCTTATGATCTAGTAGCAAGTGGTGTCGCTGCTGCATCTAGTCAGGTAGCCTTTTTTGGTAATACAGATAGAGCAGCATTTAGTTCTGGCAATGTTCTACGCTGAGTCCACTACCGACAAGGTAGCAAGTGGTTACTTACAAACAGGTTTTATACGATATAACACATTAGAGAATAAATTATATAAACTACTTAATCCTAGAATAGATACCACAGATGGTGGTATATCCATTCAGTCTATTGATTATGCAGATACTGCATACAACCTAGGTAACTTTGCTCAAGGCACCTCAAGTACTGAGATAGGTGTGCCTTACCCTAACTCAGCGCAAGAGTATCTTGCATTTAAATTTACTATTACTAGATCATCAACTGATGCAACTAAAGGTCCACTATTTACTGGATACCAATTAAAGTCTTTACCTGCTGTACCTCGCCAAAGAATAATCCAATACCCTTTGTTCTGCTATGACCACGAGAGCGATAATATGGGTGTAGAGGTGGGCTATGAAGGCTCAGCATATGACCGTCTTAGCCAACTAGAAGCGGTAGAGAATGTGGGCGACACCATCAGAGTAGAAGACTTTAGAACTGGTGAGTCCTTTATAGGATTGATTGAAGAGCTTGACTTTATAAATAAAACCCCAAGCGATAGAAGATTCTCCGGATACGGTGGAATGTTAATTGCTACTATTAGATTGATATAGGAATATGACACCAGGTGAATGGGCAGGATTAGCGGTAGCTGTAACTACATTAGTTGGCGCAGTTGCAGTTGGGGTAAGACATCTAGTTAAACATTATCTATACGAACTTCGCCCCAATGGTGGCTCAAGTTTAAAAGATAAGATTGATTTGCTGGAGGAAAAAGTTGAGTTACTGACTGACCTAGTAAAGGAATTGATTAAGAGATAATGAGCGCATTAAACATATCTAAAGCCGAGATAGGCTATACCGAAGAGGGTAGCAACAATACTAAGTATGGCAAGTGGTATGGGTTAAACAATAACCCTTGGTGTGCAATGTTTGTATCCTGGTGTTTTGACCAGGCAGGTGAGGTAAAGAAGGTAGCAGCACAGGGCGCTAAAGGCTTCGCCTCCTGCTCTGCAGGACTTAAATGGTTTACTGATAAGAACAAGATGATACCTGTAGGAAAAGCCCAAGCAGGTGATATAGTGTTCTTCCAGTTTGACTCCGATGCAGAACCGGACCACGTTGGGATAGTCAAATGGAACAACACCACCTTGAAGTATCTTCAAGTAGTTGAAGGTAATACCTCAAGTGGTGCTAAAGGTAGCCAATCAAATGGGGATGGTGTATATCTTAGGAGAAGACCATACTCACTAGTAATGGGCGTAGCTCGCCCTTAGAGGATGTATATGAAAGATCTATTAAATAAGTTAAAGAGTCCAAAGGCTAAGGCTGCATTTAAGTCTTATCTACGGGCTGTACTAGCATCAGCAGTAACTATGGGCTTAGCGTTAGCTGCAGACCTTGCACCTGAGCAAGCAATTCTAATTGGAAGTATCGCCGGTCCTGCCGCTAAATGGGCAGACAAGACTGAGAAAGCCTACGGTTTAGGCTCAGAGTAATTAACTTTACTGCGAGGCTATACGGAGCCACCCTTTAAACGGGGTGGCTTCTTTTTTTATGCCTTAACGCTCCCGACTAGGGTCATCTACTGGACAAGGTACTACTACAAGGTTGCCACAGTTAGCGCAGGTTGCATCTAGTAAGTACCAAGAGATTTCAAACTCATCAAAGGTGGCAAGGATAGAAAAGATTTTAGAACCACAAGGGCAAGAGTGTATTGGACCAAGGGATCTTAAATCTGTACCAAATTTAGGTGGTAGATTCTCTGGTAGCTTCTGCTTATTTCTTCGCAGGGTTGGTAGACGGAACATACAGAACCGTACAGACTGTACTGTCGCAACGCACAAAGCGTTGCCCGTACCGTAATTCGCCTTCGGCTCATATGGTACACATACTGCGCCTAGTAAAAAAGTAAATCAACATTCACGGCGTGTCGCACTTACATCCCAGTACTTGTCAGTGGGTGGTGTTATTCTTTACCTAAGATAAAGGAGAGTATCGTGACGGCGATTGTTGGTATCCAAGGTAAAGGTTGGGCTGTGTTAGCAGCAGACTCAATGACTACATATACAGATAGACCTTATGTAGCTAAAGGATGCGACAAAATAGTTAAGATCGGTGAGTACTTAGTTGCAGTAGCAGGTGATGCAATTGCCGGTGATATTCTCAACAACCTTTGGCAACCACCAAAGGTAATTAAAACTCAAGATCCTGATCGCTTTATGATGATTAGGATTCTTCCTTCCATTAAACAAACCTTAACTGAAGCAGGGTATGACCCTGCGCCTAAAACAAAGAATGATGATGACTCAGGTTGGGATGCTCTAGTTTGTTTTAACGGTATGTTGTATCAGATTAGTGATGACTACGGTTATATGCGAGATGACAGAGGTCTATACGGTATAGGTTCAGGTGGTGGCTTAGCACTGGGTGCTCTAGTAGCACTAGGTAGTGAGACTACTACACACGCTAAGGCATCGGGCGCTGCCAAGAAAGCTGTCAATATAGCGATACAATACAACGTATGGTGTGGTGGTATAGCAAATACCAAAACACAATTTGCCAAGTAAGGGTAAGGCTAGTAAATCTAGCGACATTAACTGGGAGGAACAGAATAAAATGAGAGAGCAATGGTTGCTAGATAATCCTGATGCAAAGTATATAGGATGGACTTCAATATGAGTGATCCAAAAGAATTATTACTAGAGGTACTACGAGCTAAAGATGCTGGTAGGGCTAGGTCTAAGCAGACCCAGGTAGGTCCATCAGAGTTGGGTGGTTGTCGCCGTAAGGTTTGGTATCGTCTTAACGATCAACCTGAGACCAATGATAATGAAATGAAACTCGCAGCAATTATGGGTACAGCTATCCACGCTGCCATTGAAGATGCTATTACAACTTTAGATCCAAAGGGTAAGAAGTATTTAGTTGAGACACCAGTTGAGTACAACGGAATGAAAGCACACATAGATCTATACATACCTGAGACTGGTGATGTTATAGATTGGAAGACTGTAAAGATTAAGAACCTATCTTATTTTCCATCACTACAACAGCGATGGCAAGTGCAGGTGTATGGTTACTTGCTTGACAAGTCTGGTAAGGGGAAACCCAGAACTGTTAATCTAGTAGCCATCGCCCGTGATGGTGATGAACGAGATATCAAAGTCCACTCTGAAGCATATGATCCTAAGTTGGCAGAGGAAGCTCTTAACTGGCTATCTGCTATTAAGGAAAGTACAGAGCCACCAGCACCGGAACGAGATCAAAACTATTGTAAGTCATACTGTAAGTACTTTGATGAGTCAGGTGTGATGGGGTGTACTGGAATAAAAAAAGGACTTATCAAGGATGATGTTGTGTATATAGATAATCCTGAATTGGATTCTTCAGCCTTGAAGTACTTACAGATAGACGGTAAAATAAAAGAATTAACTGAAGAGAAGGAGTCCATTAGGACTGCACTAGAAGGATTTACTGGGCAGACAAACAGTGGTGTATCCATTATATGGAGTACTACTGCAGGTCGTAGTCAAGTAGATGCCGAAGAGGTTGAAAAACTTCTCGGCTTTGTACCAAAAAAACAAGGACAGGAATCAGTAAGATTAACTGTCAAACATACTGGAGGTAAGTAATGGCTGCATCGGAAAGTACAAAGTTCCAAGTTAACTATAAGTTATCTGATGGAACTCTATTAAATATTTACGCAACTAGTCAGGCTGAATTAGAGGCATCTCTAACTTCACTATCTGATCTGTCAACACTAATATCAACAACAGCTACTGCACTAGGTGCATCAGCATCAGCAGGTAGTAGCGCAGTCTCCTATGCAAAGAAAGCATTAGGCGCATCAGTTGTAAGTGATACCTCTAATCCTGACTGTAAGCACGGGGCAATGGCATTTCGCTCAGGTGTAGGTCAGAAGGGTCCTTGGAAAGGCTGGATGTGTGCTGCACCTAAAGGTGCGCCAGACAAGTGCGATACCGTTTGGGTTAAGTAAACTATGCGGGTTCCCTATAGATTTGAGAACCCGTTATGTTCTGAAGTGGGTACAGAAATTTTCTTTCCCGACACTGGAGAACAGGCGCAAGCTGAATCTGCAAAGAAGATCTGTAAGAAATGTACACACATAACAGAGTGTTTAGAATGGGCTATGGCCTATGAATACTTTGGAGTTTGGGGCGCAACCTCTCCGAGGGAGCGTATGAGAACTAGAAGAAAACTAAATATAAGGGTAAGGAATCATTTAGTTGCTTAATTTAAATAGGGCGTGGCGAGGTAGCAATACCAATGCAACACCACTACCTGACGTATGGGCTGATCTTGCTAAGAAGCAAATCAAATTCCGTAGAGGTCAGGTATGTATGGTTGCTGCTGCACCCAATGCTGGTAAGAGTATGTTTGCTCTTATCTATGCAATTAAAGCAAATGTTCCAACCTTATTTTTTTCAGCAGATACCGACACCGCAACTGTGATGATGAGAGCAGCCTCTCACTTATCAGGACACGAACAACTCTTGGTGGAAAGTAACTTACTTAGTAACCGTCATTACTACGATAAGTATCTATCAGATATGGAGAACATACAGTTTGTCTTTGACTCATCACCATCACTAGATGATATTGAGTTAGAGATCAAGGCTTATGTTGAGCTATATGGTATTCCACCAGAGTTGATCGTGGTAGATAACCTGATGAATGTAGTTGCTGAATCTGATAATGAGTGGGCAGGACTAAGAGCTATTATGGTGGAGTTCCACGATATGGCTCGTAAGACTGAAGCCTGTGTGCTAGTACTGCATCACGTCAGCGAGCAGACGGAGTATGGTAAAGATAATAGACCACCTGCTCGTAGAGCTATTCACGGTAAGGTATCTCAATTACCTGCCCTAATACTTACTTTATTATTTGACCCAGTAGAGAAGAAACTTATGGTTGCTGCAGTTAAAAATAGATTTGGACCACACACTGCAGATGGCTCTGACTTTGTAAGTTTGTTTGTAAGTTATAAAGTCTGTCAGATTAATGATGCAGATCCAATGGGTAGGATGTATAGAAGGGATGACACACTAAGTGTCAGCTAAATATAATAAGGCTAAAGGTGCTAAGTTTGAGACAGATGTAATGAAGTGGTTTAGAAAGATGGGCGCAGTAGCAGAACGTTTACGCTTATCGGGAGCAGAAGATGAGGGTGATCTAGTAGTTATGGTTGCCGGTGATACCTACATCTTTGAATTAAAGAATACACAGAAGATGAATCTAAAGGAGTTTTGGGATGAAGCACAAGCGGAAGCTGCTAATTACGCTAAGCATCGTGGTATTAGTAAGCCTCTTAGTTATGTACTATGCAAGAAAAGAAACGCAGGAATAGAGAAGGCTTGGGTAATCCAAGACCTAACACAATGGCTAGAGGATAAGCAATGACAGAAAACGTAGGATTAACATTAAGAAAGACTAAGATAGGACTTCCAGAAAATCGTAAGAGATTACAAGGTTCTGGTGTAGAGAAAGCAAAGAACTTGTCATTTGATGAGGGTTATGATGCTGGCTTTAAAGCTGGTATTGAATACGCTAAAGGAATTACAGATGAGAAAATCAAATCTTAATCTGTTTGACGGCATTGGAACTTGGAAACGAAGACCAATAAGAGCAGGTAAGAAAACCTATATGCCATCTCATAAGAGATGGGGAAAGATAACGGTAACAAAAATGCCAACACCTGATGGAGTAATAACAACAACTGAGATACT